TTGCATGTATCTTAATAAAGATAAAATGTGAGATTCCTTAATAACTTTAATAGATTCTACATTGCATAACATTTCTCCTAGTTTTTTTACTTTGATCTGCACAATTGGGTCTGTTACTAATTTTGCATGTTCAGCTAAATTTGTTTTAAGTTTAGGAATCACCATTTGTATATAATCGCGAAGCATGGTTGTATCATTAACATTTGTGATGTATTTATTTAACAATTGTTTTTGTGATTCATTAAGTGTGGTGTATTTTTCATTGAATGAATCTACGATAAATTTATAAGCTAACAGTCTAACATCTTTTGGTTGTGACATGAATTCATTGATACTATCATCTTGATCTGCAGATTTAGTTTCTGTTAACAGCCCATTTGAAACAATATTATGTCGACACTCAGCAATTTGTTTTGGGTTATCACTTTCGTTATATTCAAAAATCAAATTAATTGATGCTAATGTTTTATAATTGTTTATATGTATTTTTGAAATATGTTCAAACACAAACTTATCTGAAATTTCTTTAACCAAATTATATCGTTGTCGTTGCAACGTAGTTTTATTTAGTTTGTTATGTGCTGACTTTACACTGCGAATAAAATCTAATGCATGTGCTTCACTTTTGAACTGCTCTTTTAGCAACAAATTGTATAAACTCAACTCTTTTGAAAGTTCAGTGTTTTTTCCAAAATATTTTTTAATGATATCAATCGTGTTCGATTTATCTGACGACAATGTTTCAGATGTTAATTTTCGAACTAACATTTCAAATAAAATTCCGGTGTTTTTATATTTCGAATGTTTCAGTTTTTTCATTTAAGCTGACTGTTTGTATTATCTATTTAAAATAAATATATTACTATAAAATATTGTTCTCATCTAACATGGTACCAGTGTCTTTGTTATCTGATGCAGGTTTTATAGACTCTGTAATTATATTCATAGTTTTTCGTGGCATATTTTTAACAATTTGTTCGGTTTTAGTTAGACTGCTGTTTCTAGATCTGGTTGTCGGTAAAAATGTATTAGCTTGATTAACCGGATTTGTGTGTTGTTTAATTTGTTTAATGCCTAATGGATCCCACCCAAACTCATTTTGATGTTGTCCAGATTTAATACCTTCTGGTGGTCTACCCCCTTTATTTTTTGGCATAACACTATCAGCTGACATATGCACAGTTGCTAGGTCATGCGGTGTACCATATGAAACACCGGTTACGGTTGGGTCATTTCCTTCTTGTTCGATTTGATTTTGTCGGAATCTTAATTTTAGGTCCTCAATCACGTTATTACGTTCTTGTAACCACTGATCTTCTGACATGTTAAATATGAATTCATATATGTATTTATCGGAAACTAATTTAGAGTCTTTCATTGTGTTAGCTAACTGAATTTTTTCATTCATTAAAGCTACTTTTTGTTGATCATATATAATCGACGGGGCTGTTAATTCTAATTCAAAATTAATTAAATCTTCTCCTTCGAATCCTTGAGCATATAAATGTACAATTGCAATTTTTGTTAGTTCTGACACAACAATTTTTTGAATTCGTTCAATTGTTCTAGCAAATCTGATATCCATAGATGCTAATGTAGATTTTCCTTCGACTCCTTCATCAAAACCTAAAAATGGTTTTGGTACTTTTAATGCAGCCATCATTTTATGTTTGATATATTCAATATCATCCATTCCGGTAAAAGTCATACCCGGTAAGGTGTCAATTTGAGTAGATGACTGTCCACCTCTTACTGGTAAATAATAATCTTCTAACATGTTGTTAATGTTAAATTTAAGATTATAATTTCCAGTTTGTGGATCAACGTGTGGAATTTTTTTCATTTTATTGATAATTGTTTCCATGTATGAATCTACTTCATTTGGTGGTATATTTCCAATGTCAATTTTGAATATTCGTTTTTCTGGAGCTCGCATAATACGATGAATCAGCATCGCATCTTCCATTAGCATTAATTTCTGAAATTCTTTACGTGCGCCTTCTAACATCGATCGACCATATGGAAGAAAATTTGAATCAGATATCATGCGAAAATGTGCAATTTCATATACCTGATATTCATCTTGAGTTGATGCTACGCTTCTGAATTTAATATTATATTCTCCTGTTGTTTCTATAAATTCTTCAAATCGCTCAATTTCATAACTAGAAAATGGTCTTGCATTGATAATTCCATATCCTTCTGTTATATCTAATTTTAAAAAGAAATCACCATATTTCGACATTTGTCGAATCCATGACCACATGTTAAATTCAATGTTTAATATATCATAAAACAAGTTATATAAAATTTTCTGTAATTTACTATTATTAGATCTAATTGTTAGTATATCACCAAATTGATCAGCTAATGTTGATTCATCAGAATATATATCTAGGGCAGATGATATAATCGGATCTTTATCCATCATCTCATAATCTGCATACAATTGCATGCGATTTTGATGCATATAATAGTTTGAGTCATACCCACCCATTCCGCCTACGCGGTGGCGATTGGCTCCGTGCAATCTGGAATATCTATCTGCTACTTTTGTTTGTCCTAAATTCCCAGAACTTTGTAATTTATTTGTATCGACTACACGCAACTTATCTTTGCCATATGCACGTACTATAACATTGGTACTAAATAAATTTTGTAATCGTTTCTGAAGTGATGCCATATTAATATTTTATAATAAATATGTAAACAATAAGAACGTGATGAAATTTATTTAATGAGCCACGTTAAATTTTCATCACCATACCCGGTATTCCAGGTCCACCCAGTATCTTTAGCATTTCTATTGCCAGTGTATATAACAGCTGTTGATTTTTGAAATTGTGAAAGGGCTCTTTTATTTAAATCAATTCCATGCTGTCTTAGTTTCAGTGCAGTATCACGCAGCCATAGTCCAATACAAAATGACATAACCAAGTCATCATTATATCCATGCTGTGCTTGAGCTTTACCATTTAACCAAACAAATACCAGTAGTTCTTGTATAAGTCGTTTACTTCGAATAACCGGCGTTTTTTCACGCATATACATTTCTAATGCAGATATCATCAATGGTCTTGTGCGGGATGTAGTAGATACTCCTGGTACCATCTGTGATTTATCTTTCATGTCATACCCTTTTTTGAGTTGGGTATCGATATCTACATATCCATCGTCTTTATATGTATAAAATAAATTTTCGTAATTACGGTCAAGCGCTGGTTGTATTGCCGCCCATCCGATATTTGCATTTTCAATTGCTAATAATGCATTATTCCATTCGGTTGCAACTGATACTAACATATTACCAAATTCATTAGGTGGAATCTTGCCTTTATATTCAGCAACTTGTTTTACTTCTTGCACATCTATTACATGAAATGTAGACCAGTCAGCACCATCACCGCGAGCCACGTCAGCAACTACAATATAATCGCGCGAATAGTCTGGATATTCCCATATCCAATATGCATTATCATATCCACGTCGTTCTATGGGTTCTAAACATGCTGACTCATACTCAAGTAATAATGGACCATCAACTACAGTATGTCCGGAAGAAACAAAATCACAATCACACTCTTGAGCTGCACCACGTTCCCCTAATAATTTAGTTTGGTCATCTCGCCAATTTTGATTGCGCTCGGGGTGTACGGTCCAATGTAATTTAATTGTATGAAATCCGTTAATTTCTTGTTCGGCGTCTGACCAAACAGAATGAAACCAATTTCCTACCCCATTTGGCGTAGATAATACTATAGCTCCGCCACCTGTCGACAATGTTGCTTGAGACGCTACCCAAATTTCTTCGATGTTTCGAATAAATGCAGCTTCGTCAATTATAAGCAATGACAATGCTTCAGATCGTGCACCTGTTGTGGCAGATGAAACTGCTTTGATTTGAGAACCATTTTTAAATTTCAGTGATAGTTTATTGTCAGCTTCAACTTGTCCTTTTAACCAACTAGGTAAATTATCATGCATTACGCGAACTTTAGTTACTAAGTTTTTAGCAACTTCTTGTGTTGTTGCAATTACTAGCACATTGAAGTCTTCTTTGAATAACATGCACCATAGGGCATATCCTGCTCCTAATGTTGATATACCTAACTGTCTAGATTTTAATATAACATTATATCGATTATCGCGGAGCTCCGTTAATGTAGTTTCTTGAAATGGGTATAAATTAAATTTTATTTTACCTCGTTTTGGATGTTGTATATAACAATAATTTCGCATAAAATAAACAGGATCTGTGGCACAACTCATATATTGTTGTTGTATTACCTGTTTTAAGTTTAATTGATTATCGCTCATTGTTTGCTATTTTATTAATAATAATGTGGCAAGTATTGCTGACATCACCCCGGTTGTAGCTAGAAGCGCGGTGTTTGTGTTTCTAAGCTTACGGTTTTTTTCTGTTAGTCTCTTATTAGACTCATCATAAATGTTTACCTTCTCATTGAGAGCTTGTACTTGTTCACGACACGCTTCGTATTGTGTCTGATTTTCTTTGATTATGAGTTGTTGGGTTTCAATCTTCTGCTCTGACAACCTTAATAACTCTTCTGTTGCTGTCAACACTTCTACACACTGATCAAACTGTAATAGTTCGATCACTATTAATCTTGCTGTTCCTATAGGAAGGCATAGTATAGAGTCTGTTGATATTGATATTGGCCTACTTTGATAAGCGGTATCTGTCTGCGAAAAAGCGGTCAAGCTCAGAAG